GTTATGCGCTTGTTCAACAGATTACGGCGCAACAGATCGAGCTATCTGCTAACGAAATGATTAAGAAAACATTGAAAGATGTTGATGCAGATCAATTAAGCAAGATGGTTGAAAAAACCGCAAAGCTTGATCTAGAAGTTAGACCAAGTGATTTGATTTTCACTCTAGGTTTGTCAAGCGAGACAGACAACCAACTAACCGAACTGCTAAAGCTTTCCGCAATTCAGAAAGATCAGCAAGGCACAGTGGGTAAAAGCATCTGGGACAAAGTGACTGGTGCATTTAATCGATTGTTTAGTATTGCCAAAAATGCAGCCAGTAAATTAACAGGTAATTCTATCCGAGGGCTAGATGGCTTGAATCTAAATGCTGGTAATGTCATCGGCATTCAGACACCAACGCTATTTAAGCAAGCTGAAAAGGCTGGAAAGCAAATTACCATACTTGATGCCAAAGGTGTGGCACTAGACTTGAGGAAGATTAGCGGCATGAATGGCGCACTATTGGCTCCTGATTTGAATTTAGAGGTCGTTAGCAACACAAATGAGCAACTCGTACTGAAACGAACTAAAGAGCAAGCTACACGCTATTTCGTGGCGAATCAGACTGTATTTAGTCTTTACTAAACCTTTCAACAGATACAACGACCTTAAAGGTCGTTTTTTTATGGGTGAATTATGGAAACAGACAACGAACAGGGTAAATTTTTATTTGCCTTATCAGCCATGGATATTCCAAAAGCCGAAGATGGCAAAAAACGAACATTCAAGGGCACCGCTTATGCTGGTGGACGTGTGGATGGACACTGGTATTGGGGAAGAACGGGTGTTGTGTTCGATCTGGATGGAATTGAAATTCCAGTACCAACACCATTACTGGGCGAGCACTTTAGTACGTCCCGTGTTGGCGTAGTTAAAAGTGTAAGTGCTAATCAGGATATTAAGGTGGAGGGAGATTTTCTATCCAATCCTGAAGCACAGCAATTTGTTCAGGACAGTGATGATGGTTTTCCTTTCCAAATGTCAATGTTTATTGATCCTGGCTCAATTGAGGAATTTGGGCAAGGCGTATCTGTCACAGTAAATGGTCAATCATTCACAGGGCCTGTAGCTGTCTTTCGCAACAACCGTATCCGAGAATTTACGATCTGTTCCACAGGCGCAGACCGTAATACTGCAATTAAGGCATTTTCAGGCAAGCCAAGCCAACAACCGCAACAAGAGGACACCAAAGTGACCGAACTGGAACAATTGAAAGCTGATAATCAGCAGCTTAAAACGGAGCGTGATGCTGCACAAACTGAACTTAAACAGTTTAAAGCACAGAAGCGTAATGATGATATTGCAGCACTGGAAACTGAATTAAAAACTCAATTTAGTGCTGAAGATAAAGCAGCATACACGGCGATGGATGATTCAAGTTTTTCATTCACAGCTAAACAATTGCGCCAGTTTTCAGGGAAAAACAGTCCTGCAAATGCTGGCCCAAGCAATCTATTCACTCATCAAGCAAAAGCCGATGAAAGTAATGAAAAACAAACCTTTGGTGCTGGTTCTCTCGTAGACCAAGCAAAACAACGCAAATAAGGGGAATTAAAAATGGTTCAAACAGTAACAGACAATCACACAGCAGTAAGTGATGTAATTGCGTGGGAATTAGAAGGTAATCATCGTCCAAGTCGTAAAAACGTGACAATTGCAGCTAGTCAAAGTCTAGTCAACGGTCAAGTAATTGCATTTGATGGAAGTGGGAACGTTATTAAGTTTAGCGTTCAGGCAACCAACGCTGCGGCAGGCATCTATATTGGCGATGCAGTGACAACAGGCGCAGGTCAAACAGACAAAGGTGTAGTTATTGCGCGCGATGCACATTATGCCGAAGGTAAATTGGCATACGCAGCAGGCGTTACCAACGGCGAGAAAACCAACGCAGTAGCAGCACTTGCATTACTTAATATCACCGCTGTACGTTCAGCTTAAAGGGGCTAAAAATGAATTTAGATCAATCAGTGTTTAGCACAGAAGAACTATCTTTAGCGATTACAAATTTACCAACTCGAATCGGCAATCCATCGGACATCGAATTGTTCCGACAAATTCCAGGCACTACAAACAGCTTTGGTGCTGAGTTTATGACTGAGACAAATATCCTTGTGCCAACAACTGCCTGGGGTGGTGTTGCGCCTAAGAACAGCTCAGGCACTCGCATTGCAAAGTCTTGGACAATTCCACACATGCCGCTTGAAGATGTTGTTTTGGCGTCTGATGTGATGGGTGTGCGTGCATTCGGTAGCACTGCTGCTGAAACAGTAAGCGGAAAAGTATTGGACCGCTTGCAAGCAATGAAAAACAAGATTGACACAACACTTGCGTTTCGCCGACTAAAAGCCAAGCAGGGAATTATTGTTGACGCTGACGGGTCAACGATTATTAACTACTTCGCAGACTTTGGTGTCACACAAACTGAGGTCGATTTTGATCTAGGCACAGCAACAACAAACGTTGCTGCTAAGTGCCAAGATGTTATTGACAACATCGAAGATGCATTAGGTCAAGAGATTTACACAACAATCGAAGTTGAAGTAGATCGTGCATTTTATGACGCTTTAGTGGCTCATAAAAACGTCCGTGAGGTGTTCTTGGGTTGGTCTGCTGCTGAGCAAAAGCTAGGACGTTCTAACACGTCAGGCTTTGAATTTGGCGGATTAAAATTTGTTGTGAATCGTCAGTCAATCGGCGGTACACCGATTTATGCGGCCAAGACAGGGACAGCATATCCACGTGGTACTCAGGACGTATTTGTTACTGCATTGGCACCTGCTGACTTTAACGAAACAGTGAATACTTCCGCATTGCCTTATTACGCTAAGCAGCGCATCAAAGACTTTGATCGCGGTTTTGATTTGCATGTTCAAGCAAACCAATTGCCAACCGTATTGAAGCCAAAGGCGTTGGTAAAAGTTAAATCAACTACATAACGGTGGTGACTCATGTACGCAACCCGTGATGACATGGTGAAGCGTTACGGGCAGGCAGAAATATCACAGTTAGAGCGTTATTTGATGGGGTGTGAGTCTGTAGACGCTGCCATTGCAGATGCAGACTCAATCATTGATGGCTGGATTGGTGCGAAGTATGCAATCCCGCTTGAATACCCACCCAACAATATAAAAATCTTTGCTTGTGATATTGCCCGATATTTACTTTGGAAAAGCCGAGCATCTGAAGAAGTTCACAGACGTTATGAAGATGCAATTGGTTTTTTAAAAGGCGTATCAAAGGGCACAAACGTTCTGCTTGTTAAGAATCCAACAACTCAAGAAGTTAAACCTGCTGCTAAATCACCGACCACAATGCCGATTGGATCGACATATCGTGGCGGTGTTTTTAGTGATGATGTTTTAAACCAGATGCCAAGCGTCAAGTGAGGTGGTTGTGGCGGATAAACAGGGGTTTTACTTTCAAGGTGAAGAAAAGTTAAAGGACTGGCTTCGCAAGGTAGAGTCGAAAGCAGGGGACCATAAGGCGCTTTATGACGAGTTGGGCGATATTCTGCTTGAAGGTGTTCACGATCGCTTTAAGCGTGGTGTAGCACCTGACGGCAGACCGTGGCAAAAGTCATGGCGGGCAATTGCTCAGAATGGTCAAACGTTAAGAGATACGGGGCGACTATTAAACTCGATTCGTACTCGACTTAACAAAAACGGCGTTTCCATTCTCACTGATGTTCTATATGCGAAGCTGATGCATTACGGCGGAACCATTAGAGCTAAAAGTAAGCCTTATCTTGTTTTCAAAACACCTACAGGCGGTTGGGTCAAACGTAAATCAATCACCGTTCCTGCTCGCCCTATTTTCGGTGTATCAGAAGATGATGCACAGAACATGCTGACCGCTATTGAGGAATATCTAGAGGATTTACTGAGAGATGCCAAGTAATTATTTTGCGCTTGAAACGTCTATCAAGACACATCTGCAAGACATTGATTCGATTCAAGCTGTTTACACGCCATTTTCGGTAGATGACATGCTGCAAGCAACGGCAGTAGCGCCATCTATCAGCATCATTTATGTAGATGATCGGGTGGGTGAGTCGGCAGGAAATGGGACAGCAAGTGTTGTGTATCAACAATGGCTTGTTGTCTTGTGTGTTGAGGAAGCAGGTTCGCAACTTGAAGATACAACACTGATTCGTAATGCAGCCAGTCCAATGATTTTAGAAATCTTAAAGCGTATGCAAGGTTTTAATCCTGAGATTTTGGGGTTTAAGCAATTCAAGCGAGCAAATGCGGGGGTTCAGCACATGTCAGCAGCAGGCAAGTTGTGGCTGCCGTATTTGTTTGAATGTCAAATGATTAACAGTTTCTGAGGTATTTATGGCAAAGCAATACAAGGCTTTAAAGCCAATTGGTCGCTTTAAAAAAGGTGATTACATTGGTGGCTTAACAGAAGCAGAAATTCAAAAACACAAACAACTTGGAAATATTGAGGAAGTCAAAGTCCAAGTTGTCAAACCTAAAGAGGTAAAAGCCAATGGCTAAGCAGTATATTTCGTTGCAAGGTAAATTGTACTTGTCGCTGATTGTCGCAGGTGTGGCGGGTACAGCTCGTCATGTGGGAAATGCGCCAGACTTTGAAATTGAGTTGGATGGCGATGTGATCGAACATCAAGAGTCAACATCGGGTCAACGTACTACTGATTTCATGATGACGAAAACTCGTAGCGTGAAATTCAAAGGTACTTTAGAAGAAGCGAGCAAAGAAAATATTGCTTATATTCTAAATGGTCATGCAACTGCAATTGCAGGCGGACCAGTTACAGGCAAAAGTCTTGGTACTGTGGCTGTCGGTGTTGAAGTTCCATTAGGCGGTTACAATGTCTCGAATGTAGTAATCAAAGACTCAACTGGAACGCCAGTTGTCGTGGACGCATCAAAATACAAAGTTGATGCAGCTTTCGGCACAGTAACGCTTAATGATGTGGCTGGTCTGACCATGCCATTGACTGCTGACTTTACAGCAGGTGCAGCTTCAGTTACTACAATCAATGATCGTGACAGTGCAGAGTACGAGCTGACTTTCCGTGGCATTAACACAGTAGACAATAGCAAAGTTGAAGTGAAGTTGTGGCGTACTAAAAAGGATGCTTCCGCAACGTTCCCATTAATTCATGAAGAGCTTGGTTCTTATGAGATTAGTGGCATGGCGTTATCTGATGCAGACAAAGGCAGCGATTCAAGTCTTGGCTTATTCGGACGTATTGTTCAAATTGCAGCGCCAGTTTAAGTAATACATGCAGGCACAGGGGCGCATTAGCGTCTTTTTCGTGCCTGTATTTTAGGATTTTTTCTATGAATGACTTTTTTCTTTTAAACAATGAATCGTTGCAACATACATTCATTGATCAGAAAATCGAAGTGAAGCAGATTAAGGTAAAAGACTTGAATCATTTTGCTCAATTTGCAGATTCAATCAAAAAGCTAGACAGTTATTCAATAGAAACAATCACAGCGTTAGTTGAGACTGAGATTTTTAACATCATGGGCCTTTGTTCTTTGGTCACTTCACTTGACCCAGAAACTTTCGCAAAACATATTGCAGATCAGGATGCGATTGCTGAACTGGTTTTAAAAATCATTCAAGTGAATGAAGCATTCTTTAAGAAAGAGAAACAACAAAGCAGATCAAAAACTGAGGTCAACGAGTCCACTTGGTTCGATTCGTTTCAATACTTGATTGGTTGCGGTCATAGACCAGATGATATTTTAACAATGCCATACGGAGCGTTCTTGAAATACATTGAAGCAGCTCAAAAAAATGAGCAGAAACGATTAAAGAGCTATGCAGTTGCAATGCGAGTTGCTAATCATGCAAAACAGCAAGATTTCGAGAAATATATTAAATCTTAGGTGAGTAAACATGAAACCAACCATCCGAGTTTTTAAGGGTGACACATTTAGTCGTCTTGTTAGTACACCATACATCCCCCTGCATAACTACCAAATCACAGCCATGGGTCGCAGTCCGATGGGTGTGAAGCTTTGTGAATTTACAATCACTGCTGTTGATCAAGTTGCCAATCCTGGTGGTTTTTTATTGAGTGTTGATACATCCACACTACCCATTGGTGATGTGACTGTTGATTTTAAAGTTGTGGATATTTCTACATCACCACCAACTATAAAGCACACAAGTAAGTTCACAATTGTTATTGATGGGGTAATTACACATGACTGATTCCATCATATTAAATGTTCGTCCTCCCGACCAAATCATAATTGATGCTGCATCGGATCAAGCTCCAATCATTGAAATATCAACGACTACCGTAATCAAGGGTGTTGATGGTGAGAAAGGCGAAAAAGGGGATAAAGGCGAAAAAGGGGATAAAGGACCAATTGGTGAAGGCGATCCTACCGTTATTGAAAATCTGCAAAACCAAATTACTGATGCGCAAACATTAGCCCAGACCAATGATTTAAAAATCGGCACAAAAGCCGATCAAGTTGATTTAGAAACCGCTGAACAGCAAGTAGAGCTGAATCGTTTAGCAATTCTGACTAAAGCTGATATTACAGCTTTAGCAATGCTTGCACAGTTGGTTGATACAAAAGCAGATCAGGCGTATGTGAATCAACAAATTGTAAACTTAGTCGGTTCTGCACCTGAGGCATTAAATACTGTTTATGAGCTGGCAGCGGCAATTCAAGATAACGCTGGAATCATTGGCACTCTTAATCAGTCTGTTGCCAACAGAGTTCGCTTTGATGTTGCTACACAAGCATTGACAGAGATTCAGAAGCAAAATGCTCGAACGAATATTGGTGCTGAAACGCTTGGCACAGCAGCGCAGCTTGTCAGTCAGATTACAGCAGCATCAATTGGTGCAGCAACAGCAGCACAAGGTACTAAAGCGGATACGGCTTTACAAAGCGCAGATGTTGCACCGGTCGCTCTAAGTGGTTTGTTCAACAGCTTAGTAGGTCAGAATAAGATATTTGATGTTGTGTTTGGTGCTTATGCATTAGGTTCAAACACAGCAGTTGTTGCAACAGACACGCTAGGTCAAATTATTGGGAAATTACAAGCGCAGATAAATAACCCACCTTTAAGTAATTCACCACCTCCAACATGGGTTAGTGCAGCTAGTATTGGTACTACACACCCATCATTCATAAATGTACAGTTTGCAAAAATTAACGGATTACTTTGGATAAGAGGTTACTATAATTATAATGTTACTATCACAGCAGGAAGTACGTTATTTTTACTAACAAACCCTTCGTATCATTTAAACATTCCTGTTCCTTATGTGTCACCAGCAACGCTTGGTGAGATTAAAGTTTTTAACAGTGAATACGGCACATCAAAACTTATACAGCTTAAAAATGTTGTAAATAATGCTAATAAATTCTCATTGCATAATTCTACCAATTTTATGGGTGGTGAGTACCTCCAAATACAACCAGTTGCATTAGGCAGCTTATTAACACCGTGAGAGGTTAATTATCTCGTCGCGCATCAAATAGGAAATTAACATGTTAATTACAACAAGTGAGTTTAATGCAGGTGAGTCGAGCTTAAACAAATTGAAATTGATTTTCACTGTGTGAAATTTGAAGACGAGTTATTTATCTCGAAATTTTGGCTGAATTATCTCGGCGCGCATCAGTGAGAAAAATAATTCAATTGAGCATCAGGGGAAAACTATGTCAAACATAATGACAACCAATGAAATTGTAGTTGTTGAAAATGATAAGCCATTAACTACATCTCTACATATTGCTGATGGATCCAGAGCGAACCATAAAGCAGTAATGTAATTGATAAAAACCCATATACATCATTTCAACAAATTTGGAAGGGTGGCATTTGAAATGCGACCCTTTGAAACTGATGGTGGTGTACAGACAAGACGAATAGCTTTATTGAATGAGCAACAAGCGACTTTCTTGATGACATTGATGCGTAATACTGAACGTGTAGTCGAATTCAAATGCGCTTTAGTTCAAGCTTTTTATAATACGAAAGAGTATCTAAGTTGCCAGTATCAATCCCATGCGAATATCCACAATAAACTTAGTATTCAATTAGATTTGGAGAAATCAGATGCTAGTCTAGCAGGGCATATTTTGGGAAGTTATCGTAAGAAGCGCGATACATTGGTGGGCGCAATAAAAGAAGTGGAACGCCTGATGCAGCCATGCTTATTTGATTGACACTAATCCACGCCACCTAAGGGTGGCTTTTTTACACCTGTGGGAAAATAATATGGCTACAAATAGCTTAGATTTCTTATTGAACTTGCGAGCCAACACAACAGGCTTTGACCAAGGAATTAACGGCGCAAAGTTTGCTGTAAATGCACTTGTTGGCGCAATGGCTGCGCTCGGTGTTGGGTTAGGCGCAAAGGAACTATTAGAAGCCGCAGACAGTTATGCAAAGCTATCTGCAAAGATTCAGCAATCAACAAAAGACAGTGGCA